AGTTTTTACCGCATCGGCAGCAGCTGTCTCCTTTTTTAAAATCTCTTTGTTTTGTTCTTCCTGGTAAGCGAGCAGTGTGGCTCGCTCAGCTTGTATCGATCCAATGCGCGCAGCGCGTTCGTCAAACTGCCCGTCTGATTTTCCGCTTCTAAATACTTCATCATTTTTTTGTTTGATCTTTAGCAGTTCATCATCGAGTAATTTTATGTACACTTTAAAAGCCTCGTTTCTATCTTTGTAAGCCTTCGCAAAAGCGTTGAAGCTTTCGATGTCGTTACCTTCTTTGCTTGATTTTAATCGTGAGTTAAGCTGATCATTTGTTTCTATAAGCAGGGTAATGTCGTTGATCGCATTGCCCAGGAATGAAACAAATCCGGATAGCGGCCCTTTGTTGCCATCGCCAATCGTTTTCAACAGCTGATCCCAGCTGTCGCCTAAGTTTGAAATCTGTCCACCGAGTGTTTGGCTGATCGCGGCCATGGATCCACTTACACCTTCCACATCTCCAAGTGTGAGAAGGTAAGCGCCCATTGCTTCGTTGGTGAAGTCTACTTGCGTCTGCACGCCTTTGAAGCTGAAGGTTACCTGGTCGCCTTGCTTGCTGGCTTTGATGCCAAATTCTTTCAACCGTTCAAACTGTCCGGTTTGTGCATCTAAGAACGCCTCAGTCAACTGATCGAATCCTTTTCCGGTTGCACTAGCTAAGTCGCCAAGTTGGCGAAGCTGCTCTATGTTTGGTTTAAAACCTTGGTTCGCCAGCTTCACAAAACTATCGGTGAGCTCGCGCACACTGAATGGAGTCTGCGCAGCAAACTTGGTAATGTCTGATAATGCTCTCTTCGCTGCACTATTACTTCCCAGCGTGTTAGTTAGCACCGCTTCAAACTTTTGAAACTCGGCTGTGATGTTCACCACCTCGCCAACAAACTGCTTTAGCTTATCCAGGGCAAACACACCTGCCAGCGCGGGGCCTACTGTTTTGGCAATGCCGCCCAGGCTGCTGAGCTGCCCCTTCATGTTATCGATACCGGCTGCTCCATCGCTGCCACCTTTCTTGGCAGTGGTCACCAACTTCTCTATTTCATCTTCTGCAAGACCCGCAGCTTTTCCGGCACCGCGCAAAGCAGCGATCAGCTTATCAATATCATTGATAGCTGGTTTTACGTTTGCGCCTATGGGAAAATCTGCCATTTTACTTTTACTTCTTTACTTTTTATCTGCCTTGGCTTCTTTAGCCAATTGTTTCAACTGTTTCACTCGCCTGTCCAGCCAGAAGTAAAACTCCTCGGCTGTAAAGCTTCTCACCAACCTTGTCTCGCTGGGCACGCCATTGCACAGCATATCGAGCAGCTCATCGCGCTCCTTCTTTGCCGCTACTCTTCGTTCCCACCGTGTAGTATCATCTGGTAGGCTCTTAGCTTTGCGGCCCCTTCTACTAAAAATGTTTCGATGTCTTGCGGTAACTGCTCGCCAGAAATTTTCAAAGTCTCGCGCAGCAGCCTGTCGAAAAAAAAACTCTTGTTGGGTAGCTTCTTAAAAGCTTTCACCTTCACCATAGCCAGGTCATAGTCAAACGTGGTCAGGTCTTCGCGCTCGGTAAAGTAGGCAAGGCTCGCCAGGTTGTATAGGCTCTCTACCGTGGTGATGTTCTTCACAATATCTTCCAGTGTAAAGAGCAGCGCACCAATGCGGTTGACATCGCTCTTGGCATTGGCCTCCTTCAGTTTCTCCACAAACTCCAAAAGCATTTCACGATCAATGCCCATGGTCATCTCTTCGCGCAAGGTGTTGTAGTGAGCGCGTCTGCCCTCGGGCATATCGGCTACCTGCACAAACTCCCAGTATTGCTCACCGTCTATGATCAAGCCCGGCACAGGGCGTATCAATTTGCTGTTCACCTTATCCAGTGTGTACTTCTGGTAAGTGATCTTGTAGAGGTAGGCAATCAGTTTTAAAAGGAGTTTTCTGAACATATAACAGTCTTTTTATTTTCGTTTAATCCATCCATAAATCAGTGCGAATGCCAACCCGGCAATCACCAGCCACGCGGCAAAAAGTTGGAATTGCTTCCACCACGTGCGATGATTATCCGGGCTGACAACCACTACGGGAGGGCATCTCACCACACCCTCCACGGTCTTTACCTGAATAATGGTATCAGGTTTTAAGGTTGACTGATAGCGCAGTGCGCGGTTGTATCTATCAATCCAATACTTGATTTGCAGTTTGCCGGAGCGGCTCACTTTAGTAAGTGTATCTAAATAATAATCTGCTGTTTGCTTTTGCGAGGCAAGGCACAAACTATCCAGGCTAATGCCACCTTCCAGCGTATCGGCAGCAACAGGCACTTCAAAGCGCACAGAGTCTTTGTAGCGCAGCACCACACTATCCTTGCTCACCTTGCCAAACTTGTCTAGACACTTTTGGTAAGTGACACAGCTGCTCATCATAAGCAGTAATCCGAAGGCGAGCAGTCTCACGTCTAACATCTTATGTCTCATGTCTAGCCTGGCCATTTATCGTAAATATTTTTCTTATCGATTCCTTTTGCTATTGCCCACTGCACCACGCTGAAGCTCGGACAGTCTTTCTTTTGAAACTGATTATGTCCGGCCACTTTGATCGTGGGGAAGAGTTCAATCATCTTCTTCACGTAACCTTCCAGTACGGCATGTTGCATTTCAGTACGCGTGTCTTCGGCTTTCTTGCCATCGGCACTCAGGCCACCCACATACACAATGTGGCGGCTTAGGTAGTTGATGCCAGGCTGACCGTTGGTGATCTCCCACTTGTCGATGATGTCATCATTATTGTAGGGCACAAGGTTTTCAATCTGGCCGTTGAGGTGAATCATGTCGCTGTAGCCTAGTTGCTTCCAGCCACGTCCGGCAATTTTGTAGACACTCGCACCGCCTACCATCTGCGGAGGTATGCCACTAAGAGCAGGATAAACTTGCCCCATAAATGTAACTGTGCCGTCAGGATTTTTGCAGGGCCCGAGGTGCCATTGGCGCAACTGATCGCTGCTGATGTTTTGCCCGGCACGTGTAGCCGTGCAGTGGATAACGAGGTACTTGATTTTAGATGCCATGGTGAGTTGGTCTATTTTGTTTTCTCCCATCTGGCCCGGCTTTGATGTTATCTCCACCGGGCGCTATCTGGGGGTTTATGTAGCGAGAGTGGGACTTGAACCCACGGCCTCCAGGGTATGAACCTGGCGAGCTACCATCTGCTCTACCTCGCAATGTTTTAGCCGTAAGACTTTAGACATAAGATGTAAGACCGAACTGTCTCACATCTCATGTCTCATGTCTTTTAATCTATTACGGTTGGAAATCCGCCTTCATCATCGCCACTGTAAACAGGTCGCAGAACTGAACTAAGTCTTTTTGCTTCCACTTTACCTTGCCCTGCATAAAGCGAGTCTTGCCAAACTCCTGATCGCTGGCAGGTATTGCGTTGATATAGCAAAGCACTGGTTCCAGCTGCCTGTCAAGCGGTGCAAAAGCTTTGTACTCTTCTGTGACGAACACGATGCCATAGTTTTTATTTTGGTTGATCGTGTTCCAGAAGCGGATGTTGGCGTCTACACCTTCATGTTTGAAAGCCATCTCGTATTCCAATCGGCCTAGTCGCTCCATACGCCCGGCAATACCAGGTATTGTCTGCTCTGAAATGTTAGGCCAATACGCTTCAATGTCTTTGATGGCGATCATGTTCAAGGCGGTCTTGGCAGTAGTAAGGGTAGCTTGGTCAGTGACCGTGGTTAGATCAAAGCCTTTCTTTACCAGGTACATGCCAAGGATGCCTGAGCCTTCATCAATACAATCGCCAGCGGGTGTAAAAGTTCCGGCTGCAATGGTACAGGGATCGTATGCTACTAGTGCCATTTTAAAATGGGTTTAAATGGTTTTTACTTCTCAAATTTTTCGTACCCTTCTTTGTCTGCAAGGGCTTCGTATTGCTCAGCGTTGTAAAACGTTTCACCGTCTTTGCTGTAGTACACACCTTTGGGGTCATCGTTAAAGATGCCTTTCAAAATTTCTTGCGATACAGTTAAGCCAGTTGCTGCTGCTTCGCCTTCTGCTGGTGGTGGAGTTGGTTTTGGTTTCGTTGCCATAATGGTTTTAAGATTGAATGTTGTTTTTAATTTTCTCTTTGATCCACATCATTGCTGCGGTGGCTACAAACCCTACTACTGCGCCTATCAAGGCAAGTACTGCGGTATCAAAAGCAAGCGCCCAAGTAATGTTGCCAAGTACTAAGTAGCTTTTGATAAAGCCGAGTGTGCCGCCTATTGCAGCACCTCCGGCTTCTTGTGCGTTAGGATGGCTCATCGTCATCCTAGCGCTTATGGCTCTTGCACAATGGCTACCACACCTGCTTGGTCAAACCGCTCGCGGCTTGCGCCCATGCGAAAGAGTGCAGAGTAGATGTCGCCTTGATGTTCGGCACTGTTCAGCGTTTCAAATACCTGGATAGGGCCTTTGGCAATGTGTACAAAGTCAAAGTCTACAAGCAATGCTGAGGCGTTGTCTGTTGCCGCAGCTGTTACACTGTATGGCAAGCCTGTACCGCTCGCAATGTCTGCATCGGTCAACGGGTCTTTGGCTATTGGAGTCGATGCGTTGGTAAAGCGTGTCAAAACATCCGTGCGGATAATGTCAAACCCGTGGATCTTCACCAGGTCGCCATTCGAGAACACAGCACCTACGAGGTCATACTGTTGATTGTTGGAGAGTATCGAATCAGATTTTAACTGATTGTACATGGTCTCATCCAAAATCAAGGCACGCTTGCCAGGGTTTAGCTCGCGCTTAGTCTGGTTGATCAAAATCGTTTTGGCAGCGGAAATATCTGCTACAGTCAAAATCTTTCTGTTGCCGGTAGCTCCAGAAAGGTGCGTGGCATTCGTTGCGCCTGAAGTGCGTCTGATGTTGGCCGCATTTAAGTCTAAGTTGGTTGCACCGCCAGCGTTCGGGTTTTTACCAATCCAGCGATAGATAGCGTTAAATGCTGCCAAGAAATTCAATTGCTTGATGTGGTCGTTCAACACCTCACCTACTTTGTCGTAGCTCAACTCTACCATCTCTGCATTGCTGATGTGGCTGGGGTTGGTGCTTACTTCATCTAGCACGTAAGTGATCTCAGTATCTGCGCGTCTTACGAGTGGTGCAGGGTAGTTCTTTCTGTTTCGCACACCGCCAGGCAATAGCCCTGCTTGTGGAATGTGAACTACCGCTTTGCTTAATACTGATGCTGTTCTATCCTTTGCTCGTAATAGCCAGGGATACTCGCGCATCAAGAATTCAGCTACAGTAGTCTCCCAAAACTCTACCGCAATGCCATAGGTAAGGCGCTGGTGGTAGCGTTTGGAGTACTTGGCCGGATCGTTGTAGGCTACTGCCACCTGCACCAGGGCAAGAGCAAAGCTGACAAACAAAAAGGAAGTGATGGCTTCGAACAGGGTAAGCTCTACCCCGAAAAAATTAGCCACAATAGAAGCTACCAGGATAAACCCAAGTAAGCTTGCGGAAAGTTTAAAAAGTGTTTTCATTGTGTTTTTTATATAAGGGGGTTTAGTCTACTTGACGAGCGTTGATCAACACAAAAGCAAAAGCACCTGAAGGGCCTACTCTCTTGTA